GGAGTAGTGTTAGAAGATAAGACATACTGTTCTTTATGCGGGTCCATTGCCCCTAGCTTTTGTGTGTTTAAGTTGCTTCTAAATAAATCCTTAAAATAGTTGTTCATTCCTAAATTAGATATCTCGAAAATGCCATTTAACCCTAGTTGCAATACAGCTCCTCTTTTAGAGTCTGTAAAATACATATTGTTGCCCCAACTAGCAAAACTTTCTGGATTTTCACTAATTCCATATTCTCCAGTATAAGTTATTTGAGTCCCTAGTACTTGTGGTATAGAAGCTATACTTCCTCCACCTATAGAATCAGATAATAAGTTTTTACCAAACAAAACTCTAGACACTTTATCTTCCTGAAATAAAACTAAATCCGTATCACGAGAATATAATTTCTGAATGGGTCCGTATTCTTTATTTACATCTTTAAAGTTTGCCAGTGACAAATTAAATTCATTAAGATTATTAACGTTAGTATATTCTGTAAACACACCACTATATGTTAAACTGGCTGTTAAATGTTCTTCCCTGTAATCTTCTATACTTGTACTAACCCTTGGACTATATATTAAAAATGCAGAATTAAATTGCCCTTTTATTCTAGTTGCTTCGACTCCATTTCCAAAAGAGAAACAGTTAAAAGCAGAATTTTGTGCTTGAGTAGTTGTGAAGTCCCCAGGATTATATGAATTTTGATTTAAACTTACTATTGCAGGGTTTCCATTATATTGACTTTGTTGGTTTGCTATATGAGCATTGTTCACTTTGTCAATATCAAATGTATAAGGCATCTCATAAAATATACCGTTATCTATTTCAGATGGTTTAGTCTCAAAAACAGGAGCTCCCACTACAGCTTGTGCTATTTTAAACTCACAGTCCAATTCCATTACCCTAACATTAGCTTCACCTCCAGCTTGATTACTACCAGAGGCTGTTTGAGTTTTTAATTCACTAGACCTAATAAAAGCAGCAACAGGATAATCAAAAGCAATTAAATGAGCCCAGCTTAACCAACCACCACTATTGTTTAGATATGGAGCTCCATTTGGACCGCTTGATAAAGCTTGTAAGAATATATTTTGATTATCTCCACTTCCTGAAGTTGTATTGTCAACTGGAAAATTTGAACTCATATTTAAGTCTCCATAATTCTGTGATACTCTTCTAAAAAATATTCTTTCACCTCTGTTTTCTGATTGATCTTGACAATTTATATGTTTAAAACTTTTCCATATTTCTTCTTGATAAAACCACTCCTCAATATTAAGGTAATTACTATTTGAATAAAAAATATTTGTACTTAGTTTTGTTTTTTCAACTTGACCACTATCATACAAGTTTTCAGTAATATTCATTTCTATTATAGCTCCTGCAGTTATTCTTTTATCTAAAGCTGGGTATATTCTATTACCATTAGCGTTAATGGGTATATCATCTGGTGCATTTGATAAAATTTGAAAGCTATTACCTAAAGGAGTGTCGCCACCAGTTAAAACAGATATAGCATCTCCTTGACTAAGAGCACCAGTTATACTTCCAAACTGATTAGTAGCTGCATTGGAATAAGATCCGGTTGGAGCTGTAGAAACCCCAAAATTACTTAGTCCAAATCTAGAGTGAACATTTATTATGAAGTAATCGTTTACGACATATCCAGGCCCTTTATTAAATCTCAAATAAATTTGTAAATCATAAGCGGGAGTAGGAGTAGGAACACCCACTGCACTTGGGGGATTGTTTATAAAGTAACTAGTTCCTGAAAGATAATATAAAGAAAGGTCAATATTTTCATACCATAATTCATAAATACCATTACTAAAGTTTTCTACTTTAAAAGTTTCATTAGCAGTAATGGTTATTTTTATTCTAGCATCTCTCTTGGCAGACGTATCATGAGCAGTTATTTTTCCAGAGGGGGTTGGGGCTAAAAGCTCTATGTTGTTATTTGATAAAGAAGTTCCATAAAAAACAGGAAGGTCTATTTGACCAATGGCGCTCATTTTTCCATTAAAAGCAACATTACCTCTGTTAAAAGTGCCCTGATCTATTATATATTGCCTATCCAAACTATGTCTACCACCGAGCTTTGTGCCTGCTAACCCTACAGCAGCCCAATTGCCTTCATACGTGTCAATAGATATGTCCCCAGAAGTATCACTTATTTTAAAATATAAGCCTTCTATTTCTTCATTACCTAAAAACCCCTCTTCTTTTACTTCTACTTCTTGAACTTTAAATTGTTTATTAGAATTTGTAGCTATACCATTAAGCTGTTTCATATATATAAAAGAGCCCAAATCTATTTTGTTTACTTCCGATCTTTCAATTCTAAAGTAAAAATCCGTTCCATCTCTATAAAATATTGTAGGGAAAATAGTAGAGTAATTATTGGTGGCAGATTGTTTTAAATATATTCTGTATTTACTTGCAAACTCCGGTGGTCTGTGGTTTATATATACTCTTAAATCATTAATTGTATCTGAATTATTAGGAGATATATAAGCTGTGTTAGATTGATTATTACCATTAGGATTAGAAATATTAGGAGTTAGAACCGTAGACATTCTTCCATAATCATCTAAGTAAACTATACCAGCCTCATAATCTCTGTCACTTTTAAAACTAGGTGATCCTGAAAGTGTTGTTCTTCTGGATGCTGTAATTAAATTAAAGTCAATACCTATATCATCTCCTGTTGAATCTTGTATATTATAACCTTGGACATAATTACCATAAACAAGTCTGCTTCCAATTATTTCTTGTGACTGTGCTTTTCTTGGAACATTATCAAAAAGTCTAGTTACTTCGTCAGCACTAAGTATAGAATATATTTTGTTATTATTAAATGTTACATCTAAATTGCTATTACTAAGCCAATTATTTAATTTTTTATCAAAGGTCTCAATCACATAAACTGACCCAGTAAATTCATCAAAGTACAAAAGCTGCACATCTGTTACTTGAACACCTCCCGTATCTATATTTACCTTAACTTGATTAAATCCATTTTGCATAGAAGTAAATACACCATCTGAATAATTCACAGAAAAGTCAGTTGCTGAAAATGCTGTTGATGAGAAAGGTGACAAAGAACTATACTCATTGTTTTCGTATCTCCATCTATAAGCAAATCTTACATATTTTTCACTAATATTATTTACTTCATTTTTTAATGTCGATGGTATTAATACGCCTGTAGTATTTTCAAGAGTTAACGAAGGAGGACTTAAAGGTGGCTTAACAATAACAGATATGTCATCTTCAGTAAATGCGTTAGCAGCATAATACTTAAGTATATTTACTCTTCTAGGAGGGTTTAAATTGTCTGTCCAAAAAAGTAGGTCTCCAATAATATTTACTCCAGTTATTACGTATTCAGAATCAAACTTTAGAACTCTTCCAGCAGTATCTTTAAGGATTATTGCAGTAGAATTAGCTGACTCGTTGTATCTTAATATATAATCAAAGTTAGTGTCTTTAACAAACCAATAGAATTCTTCAGCAGCTGGATTTTCAATAGCTCCTATAGTTTTAGCAGCAGAACTTAAATAACTTAAATCACCACCAACCTGGGTATTACCAAGCATATTTTGAACAGACCCCACACTTGAGTTCTCAGATGTTGATACACCTATGTTTTGTCCGTCTCTATATACTCCAGGGGGTATAAGGCGCTCATCGAGGTCCTTATTCATTATCCCCTTGGTGAATGTTCTTGTTAATTTCATTTAATCCATTTAGCTCTTCCTCTTAAAGGCATTAAAAGTCTTCCAGGTTGCAAGTTGCTTAATCTAATTTTGGCGTTTCTAAGTTTAGCAGTTTTTTCTTTTCTAGCTCTAGTTATAATGTACTCTTGAACGTTTATTTTGTTTTCTAAAATCGCCCATCTAATATAAGTATATAAGTAGTCTTCTGCTAGTTTATTTATAACTATTTGATTATCGTCTCCATTTTCCATACCGTCTGATATGTATTCTAAGACCACTAACTTATTACCCATTTCTGAACTAAAGTTAATTACACCACCAGCTTTATCTATTCTGAAATTAGGATTTTGATTAGCTAGTGACGTATTCATTCCGTAATGACCTCCTACTGAAAATCCAAAATACCATTCCCCATCACAACAATAACCTTCTTTATTATGATATGGGTGTCCTGTATTTAAATATAGTGTAGGTCTAGTGCCTTTTATTCTTTGTAAATCTATAGTGGAGTTTTCAGGTCTTAGTGCATTTCCATTTATGTCAAATAGTATTTCGGCATCTTGGTCCTGTAGATAAGCTGAAGAAAAATTAGTTTGAAAGTTCTCTATTAAGGGTCGTAAAACTCCGTTTTCATAAAGAGATATTCTCACATAATTTACATAGTCAGAAGGTAATATATATTTTAAGTCATCACTTACTTGTAACTCTAATATTTTTATATTCTTTAACGCATCGTAGTTAATCTCTTGTATACCTCTTTTGGCATGAAATAATATATTATACCTAGTAGTGTTGCTTACTAATTTATCATCTCCTGAATACATTAGCTCAAAGTTATTTACTATGTCGGCTAGTGATACATACTGGTAATCTCCCCAGTTTATATTCTTAGGAACAACATCATCATTAGTGTAATATTTTCTATCAGTTATATAGGCCATTAAGATTCAGTTTTAATTTGTAGGATTTCTTCGCTTTTTTCAAAGTTTACTACTTCTTGTTCTCTGATACTTATTCCAGCATATTCACATATCTTAATAGTAATATCTATAGCATCTGAAAGCGGTAACTCAAAGTCTTGGTAAGAAGCACTAGTAGGGTCAAATACAGGATCACCATCAGCACCAATAGAATTATATGTCCAAGCTGGAGTTTGAGGATATCTAACATAAGTCAATAAAACATCTGAAGTAATAGACTCTGGATATACTTGAACCGCATTTGCCGCTGGGCTAATAGGACTAGTAATCGGAGCTGGACCAACTACATAAGCTGGATAAGAAGTATTAGGAGCTGTTAAATTAGAAGAAAGTAACTTACCTATTTTATATTGAGATACTCTTTCTATTTCTGTATAAGTTATTGGAGCTGTTGTTGGAACTACTTCTAGTTTTAGTAAAGTATACCAGTCGTTTGGTAATGTAAATGAACCAGTTGCTACATGAGTTAAAGCACTAGATACTGAAAAAGTATCCAAAACTTCTTTCATTTCTTTTACAATATCAGCGTAAGACTCCCCTGACATTCTTTGATTTTGTTTCTTTGTCCAATTAGCTAAGCTAAAAAAGTATCCTTCAAAGACCTCTAGTTGTGCTTGGTTTGCAAATAAATTAAATTCTTCTGGTGTTAAGTACCCGTTGTTGTTCTTGTTTAGTATGGATAGTACGGTATTTCTTACCTCGTTGATCATCGAAAGCTATTTGTCACAAAGATAAGCAAAAAAAAAGAGCCCCACTTGGAGACTCTTATAGTAATTGTTTTNGTTTNTAGTTAGCCTATGCTAATTCCAATAACTTTTTGATTCACGAAAACAGGCTCTGGAGCCACATCAGTCCATGAAGTTATTAAAGCATCTTCCATTTGCTCTTGTACTTGATCCCTCATTGCCTCACTTCCAGAAGCTACTGGCGTGTGAACTAAAGTTACCAAATCAGTTGCGCTAGGCCCATCATAAGCAATGGTAGTTGTGCTTGTGCTAAGTTGCTCTATTAATCCTACGTCACCTATGGAAACTAGTTGATTATTGTAAGAGCTACCTGAATGAATAAAGAATGATTTTCCTGAAACTATTGGAAGTGTTCCTCCATCTAAAGCAGTTAAAGTAAGATTATTGCTGTCTATTTTACTAGTAACTACAAAATACTTATTGCCGGTAGATTCATGAACAATGTCTCCCACAGAAACATTAGCAAAAACATTACCAGTATCTGTTAGGTCTGCATCCCCAACTGGAGTAACTGATGTTCCATTCATTATCAAGCTATATACGGGTACGTTTAAAAACTTTTCCATATCTTAAGCTATTCCAATGTCACTTACTGCTTTTGGCATTACTAGGTCAATAGAAACATTAGTCCATCTTTGGCTTAAAATGCTAACTACTCCGTCTTGAATAGCATCTCTCATTTCTTCGTTTCCTGAAGCTGCTGTTGCGTGAGTAATGCTTGTTACTTTTCCTCCGCCATAATAAATTTTTACTGCGGTTGTAGAGAATTGTTCGATTAATTTAATGTCGTTAGCTGAGACAAGCTGACTTTGCTGCCCAGTAACTGGTATACTTAAAAACTTTTGCATTGTTTAAAAAATTAAGTGGTTAATAATCTTACAAAGGTAAGCAAAAAAAAAGGAAGCTTTGAAGCCTCCCTT